CAAAATGACACCGGAGGAAGCCAAGCGCGCGCACGAGCTTTTGCTCAAGGATTAAGCCAATGTCGGAGGCGGTGCCGCCAAAATGGAATCCCGACTATGACGCGGAAATTGTGCGCCGTGTGCGCGGGCTTTTGCGTGCCAAGAACAACATGCACATGAAGACCGCGCTCATGGCGTATTACCGCACCAACCTTGTCGATTGGGTTCGGGATTTTTGCGTGACTTTCGACCCGCGCCTTGCGCGAAAAAACAAGCTGATTCCCTTTATCCCCTTTCCGAAGCAGATTGAATTTCTCGAATATCTCGAAGGGCTGTGGCGCGACAAGGAGGGCGGCTTGACCGAGAAATGCCGCGACATCGGCGCGACGTGGCTTTGCTGTGCCTTTTCCGTTTGGCTTTGGATATTCCACGACGGATCAACAATCGGCTGGGGTTCGCGCAAGGAAGAATACGTTGACGATAACGGAAACCCAAAAGCGATTTTTCCCAAAATCCGCCAAATCCTTGAAAACCTACCGCGCTGGATGCTTCCCATAGGTTTCGATATGCGCAAGAACGCCACCTACATGAAAATTATAAATCCCGCCAACGGCGCGAGCATCATTGGCGAAGCTGGCGACAACATCGGGCGCGGCGGGCGCACAACCATCTTTTTCAAAGACGAAAGCGCGCATTATGAGCGTCCGGAGCTTATCGAAGCAGCGCTTGGCGATAATACGGACGTGCAGGTTGATATTTCGTCCGTCAATGGTTCGGCAAACGTCTTTTATCGCCGCCGCATGGCGGGGGAAGTTTGGAAGCGCGGCGAGCAAATCGCGCACGGGAAGACCCGCGTTTTTATCTTCGATTGGCGCGACCACCCCAACAAAACGCAAGAATGGTATGATTCGCGCCGAGCGCGCGCCGAGGCTGAAGGCTTGCTTCACGTCTTCGCCCAAGAGGTTGACCGCGATTATTCCGGCTCCGTCGAAGGCATCATCATCAAGAGCGAATGGGTGCGCGCCGCGATTGACGCGCACATCAAGCTCAAAGGCTTGGGGGAATGGGAATACGCGGACAATATCGCCGCGCAGGACGTGGCGGATGGCGGCGGAGACCGGAATGCCCTTGTCGGGCGCAGGGGAAGCGTGGCGCGGCTGGCGCGGCATTGGGGCGGCGAGGCTGGCGACGCCGCGCGGATTGCCGTGCCGCTGTGCGGCGAGAATAAAATGCGAGAGCTTTATTACGACAGCATAGGGGTTGGCGCGGGCTTTAAGGTCGAATCAAACCGCATGTTAAGCGAGCCGAGCTTTCCCAAGGGATTGCGAATTATGAAGTGGGACGCTTCCGCCGCGCCGCTTGACCCCACCGACCCCGTGATTCAGGGCGACGACCAAAGCCCAACGAATGAAGACCAATACGGAAACCTGAAGGCGCAGGCTTGGTTTCGTCTTCGTACGCGCTTTATCAAAACCTACAAAGCCGTGACAAAAGGCGAAAAATATGACCCCGCGGAGCTGATTTCCCTTCCTTCCGACCTTGAGCATCTTCACGAAATCGTGATGGAATTGTCGCAGCCCGTAAGCAAGACCGGAACGAACGGAAAGACCATCGTCGACAAAAAGCCACAAGGCGCGCGTTCCCCTAATATGGCGGACGCGCTCAATATGTGCTTTAATCCAACCCGCGAAGTCACAATCTTCGACGTGCTTTAATCTGAAAAAAGGGGGTTCATAATGGGAGAAGTCGTGAGGCTTGGCGGTGCCGACGAACAGCTCATTAATTCGCTTTCGTCCCTCTGCGCGTCATTTGCAAATTCCACCCCGTTCGCCATGCAGCTCGGCGACCAGCTAAGCATGACGGATACCCTTTTTGCGAACAATCGCTGGTACCTGATTTCAAACCTCCGCCAGCTTTTGACGCAGCTTTATGTCGAGCACGGCATTGTTCAAACGCTTGTCGATCAGCCCGTTGATGATGCGTGGCGCGCCGGATATGAAATCAAGTCGGGTCAACTTGATGGTGACGACATCGAGCAGCTTCAGATTTTTGACGAAAAACACCGCGTGACCGAGTCTTACATCCAAGCGCGCAAATGGGCGCGGCTTTATGGTGGAGGCGGCGTTCTTGTCATAACCGACCAAGACCCCGCGACGCCACTTGACCTCCGAAAAATCCGCAAGGACTCGCCGCTGGAATTCCGCGCCGTCGATATGTGGGAGCTTTATCACGCGCAACAGAACGTGCAGGCAACGCCTGAAGTGGGCGGGCAACTTGGTGAAAATCTCGGTGATTTCTACGATTATTATGGGCGTCCGCTTCACAAAAGCCGCGTACATATTGTTAAAGGGAAAGAATGCCCGTCGTTCCTGCGCCCTCGCCTGCGTGGCTGGGGAATGTCGGAGCTTGAACGACTCGTCCGTTCCCTCAACCAATACATGAAAAATCAAGATGTTATTTTCTCACTTCTCGACGAAGCGAAGGTCGACGTTTACGGAATCAAGGGCTTCAACCAAGCCCTCATAAATGCTGGCGGCACCGAGCAAATTGCAAAGCGCATTCAGATGGCGAACCAGATGAAGAGCTTTAACAACGCTCTGACGATGGATAAGGAAGACGTCTACGAGCAAAAGCAAATCACCTTCGCGGGGCTTTCCGACGTGCTCCTGCAAATCCGGCAAGGACTCGCTGCGGACCTGAAAATGCCCATGACGAAGCTCTTCGGCATCAGCGCGGCGGGGTTTTCTTCCGGCGAGGACGATATTGAAAACTATAATTCGATGCTGGATTCCGAAATCCGCAAGAAGGACAAATTTATCATCGTCAATCTGTTGCAGGTCGCTTGCTTAAAGCAATTCGGCACGATGATTGACGACCTTATGATTATTCCGAATCCGCTTCGCATTCTGAACGCGAAGGAAGAGGAGGAGGTGAAAAACAGCCAACACAACCGCGTGATGGCGACCTATTCGGCGGGGCTTGCAACGGCGCAAGAAGCGAAAGAGGCAATCAATAAGGATTCGTTGCTGGGCGTCGAGCTGGACGCCACCACGGACGCCCTTCCCCCGATTGGCGGGGATTTCACTGTTGAGGGCGACGCCAAGGGGCAAGGCAAGACCGCGCCGACCGAGGCTTAAGGAATGAAGCAGCTTCCCCCTCTTGGCGTCCGAGACGGATATTGGAAGGGAATTGAGCGGGAAATTGACAAAGCCCTGCGCGAATGGCTTTACGCGCCCTTGTTGCGCGTTATGGAAGAGCCGCACCCCGAATATCGCAACGCCGCAGGTTCCGCCCTGCTCGCCGCCGTGCAGGATGGCGCCGTCTGGTATGAGGAGGGACATTTTCGCGGACATTTCAACGCCCGCATAAGCGCGGATATTCGCGCCCTTGGCGGTATTTATCACACGCGCTCAAAGTCTTGGTCTCTTCCTCCCGAGGACGTGCCTGCGGACATTCGCGTGGCGCAGGCGCGCGCCGACGCCCGTTATGACGCCCTGCGGCGCGGGTTTATCAAGACCCTCGACAATCTGAATATCGACAGCATCGACGCCCTGCAAAAAATCCGCGCAAAATACAAAGCAAAATACAAAGGTGCGATTGAGTGGATGGACGGCGACTTTCAAAAAGCCGTCAAAGCGATAGTTATTCCTCCGCAACTAACGTCCGCGCAACGGGACGAGCTTGCGGACGAATGGGGGCAAAACCTCGACCTTTACATAAAAAATTGGGCGGCAGAAAATATCATCAAGCTCCGCCAGCAGGTGCAGGGGGCAGCTTTCGACGGGGCGCGCCCCGAATCCCTGATAAGCCTCATTCAGCAAAATTACGGCGTTAGCAAACGAAAGGCGGAATTCCTCGCGCGGCAGGAAACAAGCCTATTGCTGTCAAAATTCCACGAGACTCGTTACGCGCAAATTGGCGTGAAGCGGTACAAATGGTCGACGTCCCATGATGAGCGCGTACGTTCCGACCACCAGCATCTTAACGGGAATATTTACAACTTCGATTCCCCGCCCGTCACTTGCCTTCGCACAGGCGCGCGCAACAATCCGGGCGAAGATTTTGGGTGTAGGTGCGTAGCAATCGGGATTGTCGAATAGATTCTGGTTGTGAAAAGCCCTCTTTTGTGAGACCTTTCACCCAGTGCCGCGCAACATAAGGCTTCGGAAATGCCTCAATCCAACCAATCAGGCGAAAAGAAAAACCATATCGTCAAAGAGGGCGGCAAGTGGCGTTTGCTTTCGCATGAAGGAAAGAACCTCGGCGATTTTGACAGCGAGGAAGAGGCGAAAAAGCACGAAGCGCAGGTCGAGTGTTTCAAGGAAAAGAAAAACTCCATCTCGCAAAAACCAAACTTTTATTATGCGCGGCACATGCAACCCGGAACGTGCCGCTATGACAAGGAAATGATTCTTGTCGATACCGACGCCATGCAGAAGATGATTCGCACGGGCGCGGGCATTCCCGTTTATATCCACCACCAAATCAACGTCCCGCTTGATGAAGCCAAAGAAAAGGCGGCTGGCTGGGTGACGGAATCGTTTTACAACGAGCTGGACGGTTGGGCTTGGTTCAAGATGATGGCGATTGACGACGAAATCCGCATGGCGGTAAGCAATGGCTGGTCTGTTTCAAACGCTTATCGTCCTTCGCAATGGGGCGAAGGCAATACCAAAAACAACGTCCCTTATGACCGCGAAATCAAGGACGGGGAATTCACCCATCTTGCAATTGTCCCCAACCCGAGGTATGAAGGCGCGTGTATCCTTTCGCCTGAAGAGTTCAAATCTTATCAGGAAAATCAAAAGGCGAAGCTGTCTGAATTGCAAAACTCGAATCCCTCTCGAAAGGAAAAGCCGATGTTCAAATTCTTCAAAAACAAGCGTGAAGACGTAACGTCCATTGACGCCGCGACCCACGTCG